TAGTACTACATATAGAAGCATTAAAATATCCATTTTGGTCAATTATTTTATTAATCAAATCAATCTCCGATTCGGAAAGTTGTAAAATTATTTTCTTAGGTCTTGCAAGTATTTGGTAATCAAGAGGAGAAGTTCGGCTAACTTCAGTCTCGATATAGGCGACTTCATAAAATTGCGTGATAGTTTTGTAAACTTGTAACAATTTGTTAGATAGTTGTAAATAAGTACTAGAAATCATGGATTCTTTCGTCTCGTCTAAAATATTTTGTAATTCTTTTACTGCTTGCATATTTAATTTTAATCTAAATTAAATTTTTAAATAAAAATAAATTTAGTAATTATATAATCTAAAGAATTAAAAAGAAGAATAAAGAATGGTAAACTACAATAAGTCAATTATATATAAACTATGCTGTAAAGACCCTGAGATAACTGATATTTATATTGGTTCTACAACAGATTTTACGAAGCGTAAATTTAATCATAAAAGTAAATGTAAAAATGGTGATTATAATGTATATAAATTTATTAGAGAACACGGTAACTGGGATAACTGGGATATGATACAAGTTGAGTCTTATAAGGCTGAAAATAAACATGATTTAAAAAGTCGTGAGCGACATTGGATTGAAACTTTAAAAAGTACTTTAAATAAAAATATACCAACTCAAACATATGCAGAATATTATCAAAAAAATAAAGAAGTTATAGTAGAATATAAGGCAGAATATTATCAAAAAAATAAAGACATTATAACAGAACAGAGGGCAGAATATTATCAAAATAATAAAGACATTATAGCAGAACAGAGGGTAGAATATTATCAAAATAATAAAGACATTATAGCAGAATATAATGCAGAATATTATCAAAATAATAAAGACATTAAAGCAGAATATAATACAGAATATTATCAAAAAAATAAAGACATTATAGCAGAACAGAAGGCAAAATATTATCAAAAAAATAAAGACATTATAGCAGAACAGAGGACTGTAAAAGTAGTATGTGATTGTGGTTCAGAAGTTAATAAATGTCAGTTAAACAAACACAAGAAAACTAAAAAACATCTTAAATATTTAGAAACCCGTTTAATTTTACCTTAATTAATATCATATAAAATATTTTGCATTTCTTTTACTGCTTGCATATTTAATTTTAATCTAAATTAAAGTTTTAAATAATAAAAATATTTAAAATATTTTGTTAATATAAATGTCTTTGAATAAACTATGTTCTGATGTTCCGATTAAAGATTGGATGGCTATCGGCGCAAATACAATTAAATGTAATAGTTTAGATACCGCAGAATTGAAAGTTGATGGTGTTGTAATCCAGCCAGTTTTGCTTAAATTTTCGTCTAATTCGGCAGCCAACCCGATTATACCTATTTACCCTGGCCCTGTTATCGTTGTTAGTCCAATATCTGCTGGAATTGGAAGCACACTTTTTAGTTCTCCGTTTGAGGCGGATAAACAGTTGACGATTACGACTATTGGGCAAATTAACAGTACTGGGGCAAGTAACGTTATTGGTTACGGAGTTTTAGATAACGGAATTCTAGTATCGTTAAATACTTTATCTTCTACAACTTGGGCACCGTTTGATTCCGTTAAATTTGTAAATAAATACGTTTTTATTAATTCAACAACAGCACGCCAATTTTCGTATTATCAGAAAAACGGAGGGCAGATGATCTGTTACAGTCCCGGAAATGTTGTTTTTCAAAATACGTTGACACATCCGTTAGATGTTAGTTTTACCGCTACTTCAGCGGCCGATTTCTCGCATTATAATACTCAAATTACTTACGCTTAAATTTTAAAAGGCGTTTTAATATTTTTATTTAAATAAAATAAAAATAAAATTAGTAATTAATTTAGTAACGTTGTATCGTATTTGAGATGAAAGACTGAGCTTCAAAGAATTTTTTTGTAAATCGTTCTAATTCTTTTTCATCGTATGGTTTGCATGAGAAAATATCAATATAGGCAGAATTATCTTCGTCACAAAAATGTCCCGTAATATTAGAAGTTTCAATAAGTTGTACCATGCTATAACCAGATTTATTACCCGATCCAAAATGAACTACTTTACATTCACCATATCTTTTCATACTGATAACATCACATAGTTGGTAGACATAATCTTTTATGTCTTTTTCATTTCTAATTTTGTAGTTGCACTTCTTGAGATCTAATGATGTAGACCATCCCCAAGGAATTTTGCGAAGTGTTCTAATCATTTTATTTAGTCAAATATATTATTTTAAATAATATAATATATTTTTAAATTAAGCTGGAGTTAATGCAATAGTATAATTTGTGCCATTTATACTAATTTTCAAATTATTACCAGTTAATAGAGAAGCTCCGCCTAAAATTAATTTAGTAGGAACAAGAATTTCTGATACGACAAGAGCTTGAGTAGCAGTTTGATTGGTTTTATCAGCATAATATAGATAGTATGAATCGTTTACTGAATAGATAAAACGATCATACTGTGGTACATATATAATACTGTATAATCCAGCCCCAGTATATACTTTAGATCCATTCATTAAAATACTACCAAATGTTCCAGTAGAACAATTAGGAGAATAAGTTAATGTGAAGAAATTATTATAATCTAATGTTTGAAAATAGTATTGATTTATTGGAATACCATTTTTATCATTTCCAACCCATATCATCTGGTTTAATTGACCATATGAAGACGCTGAAATAAAATTCCAATCTCTTCCATTGTCAGACCTATAAAAAGAACCAGTATTTGATTGAATAATAAATTCTTGACGTTCTAACGCATAAACTACCGCACGACCAGAATAAGAAGAACTTTGAACCCAATTCAAAGCATCATATGTATAATATGTGTTTACTCCTTGACTAATCAGAATATTTTTATTATTTTCATCAAGCCCTATGGCGAAACTATATTGTACACCAGTAATATTTATCGGAGTCCAAGTTATACCATCCAAAGATACAATAAAACCAGTCAAACAAATATATATATAGTAACCAGCAAAATATGCTGATTCCCCTGAAGTTCCATTTATATTTGATGTAAATGTTGAAATCAATTGCCAAGTTATACCATTAAGACTTGTAAAAGATTTTATAGTAGATCCATTAGTAGTTAAAACGAGATATGTAGAAGTAGCAGAGTTATATACAGGGTCATAAACAAGCGATCCACCTGGTATCGCAATAGTGCATAGAGTAAATGTTAAACCGCCGTCTATAGAATAAGCCAACGCAGTTCCACTATAATTTGTAAAAATTTTATTATTTAATGGTTTTAATATAGCAGATGGAAATGATAATGCTTGTTGAAGCCAAGTATCACTTGCTCCTCTGGGAGCGAGATTTGTATTATTATAAATATAATTTGCATTATCTACAGGAATATCATTGATACTTAATTCCTTAGCATTTAAATAATTACATGAGACTGTATTTGCTCCTATGTCCATCCACTCTTTAATTGCTGAATCTGTAAATTTATTAAGACTCATTTATTATATAATATTATTAAAAAATTTTTAATAATATTTTTTAATATTTTTAAAGATAATCGCATGTGATAGAAGCAATTTTGCGAGTAATAGCAAACGGATTCGGTTCTGTTGTTTCTGCTAAAACTTTTACTGATGCTAATCCACTCATTAAATTAACAGTTATTAAACTATAACTTTCTTCTTCAACTCTGGCACTTAAGTTAGTTTTATAAACTTGTGTAGTTAGCACTTTAATAATACCTGATGCAGTTCCTGCTCCTGAAACAACAGCAATTTTCATTTTAAAAGAAATTAAACTGTTAATATCAAATGATGTAATAGGAGATACAGAAGTAGCTAACACATTTCCAATATATCCTCTAATATGTAAAGGATAAACAAATACATAAGTTGCATTATAAGTTAACATATCAACCTCAACGGTGTATTGACTTGAATTATTAAGTTCTAAATTTGTATTATTATTAAGAGGAGTAGTTGATTCAGGAAGAACAGTATAGGTTCCTGCTCCTATAAAATTAATTAAATTATCTTGAGTATTAGAAAACTGATAAGAAGCAGAATTTTGCCCGTTTTGAATTAAACTATTGCATTTAATTTGATCAGCACCTATATCTAATTTTAGATCGTAGCCTTTACTTATATCAGTAAATTTATTTAGGGACATGATTGATTTTTATTTATATAAATATATTAAAAAATTTTTATTAATATTTTAAAAACTTTTAAAACTTTTAAAACTTTAAAATTAAATATTAAAAATCTAAAATAAAAGATATTGAAAAATGCTTTTTCAGTTCAATATCTTATTATTAAAAGAAAAAAAAGGAAATTTTAGAATGAAATGGCATTTTCACATCTATAACCTGTAGTGACCTTGAAGAAATATTAATATTTATTAAAGGTCATAGGAGGACTTCAAGGTTTTCTGATAAAAATGCTTTTATTTTATATATCAATATGCCTTTTCATATTAAGATATGTTATTTTACTGATAGAAATGTTAAATATTAGAATGACTATAACTTTTTATATCTTTTATTTATTTAATATTTCTATACCATACTGTTTAATTGTATCATAACTTTTACAGACTGTTGTATAGTATGAGTTCTTTTTTTTTAAAGGTAAATCTTGTTCAGGATATTTTACATCAAATACAGAGTAATAAGGAATATATAATTCTTGTTCTTCTTCATATATTGTTAACCATTGACCCATTTATAATATAAAATTATATTATAATTTATTTCTTCACTTGTTAAAAGTTAAAAGCTGTTCCGACATTAATGTCGGAACAGCTTTTAACTTTTAACAGAATTTAAAAGTTGCTCCGAAATTAATTTCGGAGCAACTTTTAAAAACGTGAGTATACTTATTTCCCGTTGAAAAGATTCTTTAAAATATAACCATGTTTAACCTGACTTTATTTTAATTATTCTTCTATTTTTAAATCCTCAACAAGAGTCGTTAACTTTGGTCTTTTAGGAATATTAATACCGATAGATGAAAGGCTAATTAAAATATCTAACATTCTTGGGTCGCTTGAAGATGGGTCAAAGTCTTCTAAAAAGTTTTTAACAAGCTCATCTTTATCTTCTTTAAATTCTTCCGAATTCATGAGTCTAAAATAATCATTTGTATTCATTTTAGGAAATTGCATCTTAAAATTATCAATAAAGTCGTAAAATTCTCTGAACGTTGTTTTATCTTCTTCTTCTTCTTCAGGAGCTTCTTCTTTTACATCATCTTCAATCAGTGCATTTACATAATGATTTAAATGCTCGTTTTGTTTTTGACTCATTTTATTTATATATTATAAAGATTTTAAATTATTTTAATTTAAAATATTAGAATGAAAAATTTTTAATCTATTTTTCTATACTGATCGTTAACTGTAGTTGAATGCTGGTATTTAGTTGCAATATCTTCTTTTTCTTTTGTTTTCTCTGCTATTGTTGGTTCATCTTTAAGGTCTTCACTAATCAATATATGTCTAAGAAGAGATGTTGATAATTTTTTACCCTGTGCGTACTCTTTAAAAATGCTATTTAAAATTTTAGTTATTCCATTACTTGATAAAGGTTCTATTCCTGAATTTAATGTAAACATATATCCACTTCTGTTGATAGTAAACCATTTATTTAAAAGGTTGTTAATTGGATCTGAAACTATGATAGTTTTCTTGCCTAATCGTTTTATATTTTTGAATTTATTCAACATAAAAGTGTATTTACCCTTATCTTTTACTAAATAATTTTCATCTTTCTCATCGTCATCTAAATCTGCGTATTCTGTTTTAGTTACTACTTTTGTATTACTGGTATTATTCCGAGTAGGGTGAGCTATAAAAAATCTAAGTAAAATATACTTTTGAACTAAACTGTATTCTGTCTTAGATAGTTTTTTATCTTTAGTAAATAATTTTTGAGTAGTTATGTCTGCTAACATCTTATTTAAAATACTTTTGATATCTGATACTTCTAACCAATTATCTTTCTGTGTGTCTGTCTTTTCTTGGCTATTCAGTTCTTTATTAACACTAACCATTAAAGTTTTTAAAATTGCTTGATATCGTTCTATTAATTTAGTATCTTTTTTTTCTTCTGAGTCTAAACCTACGAGAATGGCAGTTAATCTATTTTTTTTTGTATTTTTGTTTTCAATCTCGTCTAAGCATTTTTGAATCTTTGTAAAATCATGTAGGAACTTTGTTTCAAGCTGTTTATTTTTATGGTCATCAAAGCATTTATTATGCAACATTCGCAAACTTATAATATACGAATCTATAGAACTATCTGATAATTCTGGTCTACTTTTTTTAATTGCCTTTCTTAAACTTTCTGAAGGTTGTTTAACTTTTTTTGACATATTTATTATTAGTAAATATAAAAAAATATTGTTGTGAAAAATTTTATTTTTTATTTATCCTTACGGGTGAAACTAACGGCGAGACATTCTACTTAATCTTCCGCCTGATGTTCTACTACCTGCGGATAAATTAGAGACCTCACCGGCAACACTGCCGACTCCTCTAACCAACTGACTGTATTCAGGGGCCACTTTATCTACAAATGGCTGAGCGAACTGAGCGGCCTTCTGTATACCTCCACTCACACGATGAATAAAGTTTTTAAAGCGACCCATAAATTTACCACCTCCTCGTCGTCCTCCGCCGTGAATTGAAGAATAGACCTCGTGACTCATTTCTTCTGAAGATTGATGAGCAGCCAACACCATAGACTCGCTGTAGTTTCCGATACTTGAACGACAGCCGTTTTCAAATACTGAAGTAGTACCTGGTTGATCGAATACTACAAAATATTCAAAATCGCCAGTCGCAGACAAATTAGTAGCAGTTGCCTGTACTTGTATCGTGTATTGGCCTGCAACGCCCGCGCATTCGTTAGCCTGAAGTCCTATATCCTCACCGAATTCCACTGCAAACACACTTCCACGATATTTA